GTTTTGAATTCAATTGTTTTAATTCCGCATTTTCGGCTTGTAATACCTCAATGTCCGTTGGTGGCGTTGGCTCTGGTTCTGGGACGTTGTCAGGATCATAAATTAAGCTTGTCCCATTCCAATGGTAATTAAAGAAATCTGTAGGCTCTTTTTCTACTTCAATCTCCAATAAATTAGGTTGCTGAATCAATGAATAGCCCTCTAAAAATCCTTCTTTATTCTCAATCCAAATTTTCATCATTTCACCCCTTACCATTCATAAATTTCTGTCATTATTTTAAATTTATTCGCAGCGTTACCATTTAAATCATTACCTTTTATATTAGTATCTGTAATGTAAAGGTACTTCACTCCTGTTTTTGTGCCATTGTAATTTGCTGTTGGAAAAACAATACCTGTTGCGCTATATTTTTTTACATGTCGTTTGTGTATAAATAAATATTGGAATTCTGTTTTTGTTGAAGCATCGTTTTCCGCATTTGTAAAAACTAGTAACCACCCATTTGCACACTCACTAAGTTTTTTCTTAGGTGTTACTGTTTGCGAACCATTCATAAACCAACCACCAGACCATAACTCATCTATTGTCGGTACCTTTAAATACGCTTTATCCGTATCTACTTTAGTTGGATACGATTCAAGCCCATCAATTGCGGCAGTATGTGTTTTAAGATAGACTGGTTTTCCTTTTTCTTTTAATTGAACAATATCTGTTGTCATTACACTTCTCCTACCTTTTCAAATGTAATTGCTGGCAATCCATCTAGTTTTGTTTTATCTTCTTTAGACATCAAGCCATTTTTTATTGAGGTTGCAACGTCTGTCGTTGTTGCATTTTGTCCTGCTGGACCTTGCGGACCAATGTCTCCTTTATCTCCTTTTGGACCTTGTGGACCTGGGTCTCCCTTTTCACCTTTTAATACTTCTGGTTTCCCTTCCACAGCATTCCAATGTGTTTGAGGAAATACCTGTGTTCCTCCTTGTTTTACTTTAACAATATCTGTCATTCAACTTCCCCTACTCTCTCAAACGTAATATCAGGTATTCTGTCAATGGCTTCTTGAACTTTTTGGTCAACATATTGTTGATTCACTCCGCCGCCATCGCCACCACCAGTTGCTGAAATAACACCATCTTCTGAAATAGAAATATTCGCTCCAGCAGTATAACCTTTCAACTCTTCCAGTTTCGATTTTAGTTCAGTGGTGAAATTTTGATCTGTTTGCTTTACCGCAGACAACGTTCCGTCTTCTGCAATTTCTAACAGTTGGCCAACCTTTATTCCGCCCAGTTCATCTGTGGTAGCGATTGGAAGAATGTACACGCCTCCCTCGCCATTTGACAACCGTTGAAACATTTCAGCAGTGATAATACCGTCTGTTTCTTCTGTCGCATAAGGAAGTTCTGTCAGTGCATTTTCTAAGCCTAAATCTGCTTTAGTGATAATTACTGCCCCAGTGTATCCATTAACAGATAATACTTTTGATTGACCCGCAATAATTTTTTCTAATCCTCGAACAGCGGATGCATGTGTAATAGGATAAAACTGACGTTCCACGCCATTTTCATCGGTTTCCATCATTCGTTTTGCTTTAACCACTTATTTCACCCACTTTTTCAAACACATAAGCGTTCTGTTTTGTATCATCAACTGTTGCGATAACCAATGCCCCATCGATCGCAGGATAATCAACTGTTCCAACAATTTCTGTTTCATGATTCAGTGAAAAAGCATCATCTTGTAAAATAATCAAGTCACTTATTTCGCCATATTCTAACGTATATAAGCGTTTCTCTAATTTCTGATACAAATATTCCATATCTGCCAATAAACGTTCAGAAATTGAATTATGGCGCACTCCTTGAATGTCTACACGTGCATCCATTAGCTCGGCTAACATCGTACCGCCAGGATCAATCGTTTTTAAAATATCTTTGATTGATTCGAACCATGAAGTGAAATCTGTTTTTTGCGCATCTCGCCACGCTTCGAACTCTTCTTTTCTAGCATTCATCCAATCAGTAAAATCACCCTTATTTTCGTTGATAAAAGCGTTCATGTCCGCGATTAAATCTTCAATGGACTGCCAATAAGAACCCATTTCACCTTCTGTTTTCGAAGCAGCATTCACTACAAAGTAAGAAAAGTTTTGCGTTGCACCAATCAGGTTATCACCTTTATGAATACTGAAATATGCTTCTTGTCTGTGTAACGACTGCATAGAATATTCATCAAAGGTATACTGAATAATCCCTTTTTTGGCATTCACAATTTTTGCTGAACGTTGAATCGGATACTTTTTATCAATAACTGATTCAAAAAATACTTCGCAACCTGTTAAATCAAGTGGCAAAGCATTTTCAACTAATATAGCTTCTAAAACTTCGGTATTTCGGTTCCCTTGCCGTACATTCTGTATGCCAATGTAATTATAAGGTTCCGTGGTGCTTAGTGTCACTTGCCATTTAACCATTTATTTGCTCCTTTCTAAAAATTAATAACATCACGCGGATTTATTCGCTGCCACTGGGCGCCTTTCCATACTTCAAAGTGAAGATGAACGCCAGAAGCTAATCCAGTTGCTCCCATGATTCCCACACGTGAATTAGTTGTTACTTTGTCGCCTACTGACAAATCAACAGAATCTAAGTGACCATAATAGGTCCAGTAGCCATCATCGTGCTTAATTACTACATAATTTCCCCCTGTTCCGTCATAAGTAACGGTTTCTACTGTGCCACTACGTGCTACGTAAACAGGTGGCATACTTCCAGCAGGCATCGATGCAATATCAATACCACCATGAATCACATTTGTTCCCCAGCCAATCTCATCCCATTCTTGAGTGATAGTGTAGCTAGAACGTACAGGATTAACCCACTTGTTAGTCCCTGGTTTTAAATTGTGTAGCAACTCATACCAATATTGGGCCATCGGAATTCGTTCTGGATGTGTGACCGCTGGGCGTTCAAAGTTTGCCTCGAATGCCATAGTAGCGGTACCTATATCTGTTAATGCTTTAAATTGTGCAACAGAATATGGATAAGCTGCCGATGGAATGTATTGGCCATTATGCATATGCCAATCAAGTAACTTCAACTGTGTGGTAATATTTCGATAGTCTCCACTGATTCCAGCTTGACCTAGCAAACGTTGCACATAAGCACGGCCGCTTTCACCAGCAATTGGTGATGTCCATTGAACTAACCCGTATCCAGGACCTCCGCCGCCTTCGTCAATATCGGGCATAATTCCAGATTCTTGATCCATGTTCCCTAAAATCCCAGCGGATGCTTGTTCACTGTATCCTTTAGATTTCAAGAACTGCCAAACCGCCCAAGCATTTTTCTCTTTTTCGGTTGTTAGCTCTGGTGGCACGTCACCATCATTGCCGCCTGATCCATCACCAGGTATTACTTCTTTACCGCCGACAATCAATCTATCAACATAAATAGTTGATTTGTTACCACCTTTTCCGATGAAATAAGAGTTATTAGCAAGATTCCACTGGGTAGCCCCCCTAATGATCAAACCTGTACTTTCTTCGTTAGAAAGACCGATGATGTTAGTGGGACTGTTACCCACAAGTAACAACGATTTACCATCTGTTACTACGGGATTACCATTCGCGTCGTTTAATAATGGAAATGGGTTTCCTTTAGTCCCCATGTTGCCTACATGGCTCGAACCATCCCAAAACCCCATGCCTTTTCGGGTTAGTTCCATTATTTTAGTTTTCCCATTCCAAGCTTGCAGAGCGCCGTTAACTAAACGCAAAATGTCTCCATATGCATTGAATGATGTCTCAAAAATATCAGATCTAATTTTACCAGCTCTGATAAAGTCGGCATTTAAAATACCATCAATGGTCCAAGCGTTTCTAAATGGACCTTTCCATCCTGTGGTTGAAAAGCCTATACCTTGGTTATTAATAGCGATGACATTTTTTGCAGTATCTGTAGAATCCGTATCCATGAAATAAAGCGTGTGCGGCCTGTTTTTTGGATATTGAAGAATACTACCACCTTTTACACCATTAATTAAATCGGTAATGTAATCAATGAAATCACTCATATAATCTTTCTTAGTCAACGTTTTAATAAATTCTTGAAAATCTTGACTTTGTTGTTTATAAAAAGCAACTTGGATATCTCCCGCAGTGATTTTTATTGTTTTTTCTGCTAAAGCATCATAGACAATCCCTGTAACTTTCGTTTGAATGTCAATATCATAAAACTTGTGATAAACAGCGAACGTATCGAATAAATTATAGTTTCTCATTTTCGCAAATTCTTTTGCTTCTTCTGAATCTGTGAGTTTCTCAATTTCTAGTTCAATAGAAATTTTAGGCTTATCACTTCCTGGATATAATGTAGTAAAGTATTTACCTGCCACTTTATTTAAGCTTGATAAATCTTTTACTCCTTGATCTTCAGTGAACTGAACGTATTGAGCGTAAACATCTGGATATTTGTTGATATATTCGCTCTTAACCGCATCTCCATAAATCCGTTGAGAAGTTCCGTCTGCACCACTTTGAAGCTCTGCAAATGGTAAAACTTTAGTAACAATTGATTGCCAATCAAATTTAATGGTTAATCCTTTTAAATCTTTACCATAACGAACAGTTCCAACGTTATCTCGTCCTCTACGTCTTAACAAAGATAATTTAAAAGGTTCTCGTTTGATTTCTCCACCCCAATATTGAAGCAAAGAACCTTGTTCACCAGCAATACAATTAAGTACGTTTCTAGCTTCGAATACCGTACTAGAAGCTGTGTTAATATCAGAATAAAGTTTGATATCGCATGGTTCGTCCATGTTCTGTTCGATTAATCTCATAGCTTCTGCACCATTACGATTATCAACTGTTACTAGCCTCACTTGTCTGTTTCCTAGTTTATAAGTACGAGATTGGGCATAAATGACAATACTATTAGTAAACGTATCTTTAAACGTTTGTTTGATCTCGAAAATGTGGTATTCTTCTAAGTCATTCGGCTTTGCTTTAATCTGATAGCCATTTTCAAAATAATCACTAAATCTGCTAATCGCTGGATAGTCCATTTCTAGTTCATATTTTCCGTTTGCTTCTTCAGTGATTTCGCAACGTGTCGCATCAATAAGACGTCCTAAGCCGTTTGTTGTAAAATCTTTTTCTCCAGGTTTAAAAATAACTGGAATCAAACTTTTCGCCTCCAATTAGGCTGAACTTTAAACTCTGTCACTTTTCCAGTCCAGCGAAAATTATTTTCTCCACTTTTTAAAATTGGGTAATCTTTGAAAAGTGTTTTATGATCCAAGATTTCAAACGCTCCACCTGATTTTCGATAAGCTTCTTGTTTTTCTGAATCAATAATGATATCTCCATCTATAGCTTTTAATGCATATTCCTGATTATTGATGAAAAAAGAAATATCCCCAGAACCCAAAATCTGAATAGTAGGTTCTGAAGGATATTTTTCTGTGTTTATTAATTGTTTAGGATTACTTGTCCAATATTGGCCAATACGATTTTTTTTGAAAGGTCGGATACTTACAGTAAACTCAAAAGGAATTAAAACCCCTGTTTTTCTTGTTCCTGTAAACTTTGGCGGACTTGTTACGATGGCTTGATAGATGTAATGTTCATCAAAATAGACGATAAAGTCTGAGTAGTTTCCCATATCGAGCCAAAACGAGATTTCATCTTCTAAGAAAGATACTTCTTGTAAATTTCTTGCTTTCGCATAGCATGTAATAGTGCGTTCTACATTTTTATAATACTCAAAATCAACAGCTATTGAATCATTACCCATTCGCTCCCTAAGCTCTACTACACGTCCAGCAGAAAGTCGTTCAGGTCTTTCTCTCATAAACACATTAAATTCAGAGCTATGTTTTCCATTAAGAAAAAACTGACCTCTTTTAAATTCCACCAAAAGCACCTCCTACTGCATCGCTATCTCTATTTTTGACAACTTGAATATATTTAACGAGTTTTTGTGCTATATTCATTAGCTGTTTTTCATCTAAGTCGCCCATTGTTTGTAAATTAATGTAAAAAGTGTCTCCACCAACAGTAGTTGTTGCATTGTTACTGTTCTTATCTGACTTAGATGTTTGAGATTCCTGTTGATTAACATATCTACCTGTGACAGAAAAATTCGGTAATTCTGTTGGTAAATCAGCCATATTTTTAACCGATTTATCCAAAGTTCCTTTTTCTTGGTCAATACCATCCACGACACCCAACACAATGTTTTTACCAATCATGTCACGCATCCAACGTGAAGGAGAATGAATTTTCAAAGCTCCTTTAATCCCATCTTTAATATTCCCAGCAACTTCTTTAATTTTTTTACCAACAGCACCAATCATGGACCCGATACCATCGACCAAACCTTGAATAATGTTTTTACCAATTTCAAATAAATCAACATGTTTTAAATCTTCAAAAGTTTGTTTTACATTCGACACTGTATCACTGACACTTCTTGTGAGATTATTCCATGCGTTTTTAGCACCTTGTACCATGTTGTTGAAGGTTTCTATTGTGCCATTTCTAATTCTATACCAGGTTTGAACAACACCATCTTTTATTCCAACCGCCGTATCAACAATCCACTGTTTGAAATTGGACCATGTATCTTTTGACCATTGAACAGTTGCATTAAATGTATCAATGGTTCCTTGTTTTAGGTTGTTCCAGCCATCGATCACACCATTTTTAATGTTTTCTACTGTTTCAAAAAACCAAGTTTTCAAACTTTCCCATATTCTAATTGCTTCAAATTTAATATTTATCCACGTTTCGATAATAGAATATTTAATTTCAATCCAAACGTTGATTGCTCCATATTTGATGTCAATCCAAAGTAAAGTGAAAAATAACTTCACATCAATCCAAATCTTTTTAATTGTCAACATCAATCCATTAAAAATAGAAGTAACTGAATAGGAAATAGCTGTAACCGTATTATAAAAGATATTTTTAATCCCGAACCAAATTGTCTGAGCTGCTTCAGCAATATTATCCCAAACGGCAATCATATTTGCTTTTGCTTCTTCCCACCCACCTGTAATCATTGATGTGATGAAAAGTATTGGAGCTAACAGAACATTTTTTAGAATGGTAACGACATTTTCAGCGATCATTTTGACATTTTCAATGTTCGCTTTCATAGCGTTAACAACCATTTTAAACGCATTTTTGATTCCTGTTACATACGGACCAATATATTTCCAAACAAAATCAAATGCTGTTGTGAAAACATCTGATATTGATTTTCCAATACCCTTAAACCAATCTTTCGCATTATCAAAGCCATTTTTAAAACTTTCGCCAACGCTTTTAGCACTATCAGCAGCACCCTGCTTGATATTTTCCCATGTGTTTTTTGAGCCTTCTTTTGTTGAATCCCAAAGTCCACTAAAGAATTCTTTAGTACCATTCCATTTATTTTTAACCCAGTCGGCTGCATTTCCAGGTGCTTCTTTCATCCATGTACCAGCATTTGAAAAAGCTTCTTTTGTGCCATCCCACATATTGCTGAAAAATTCCATTGTCGAATCCCAAGCTTTTACAACTACATCAGCAGCGCTTGAAATGACCTCCTGGATATTTTTCCAAATATTTTTAACAGCATCTCTAAAACCTTCATTAGTTTTCCAAAGATAAATAAACGCTGTGACTAACCCTACTACAGCAGTTAAGATTGCAACAAAAGGATTTGATAGCATTGTCTTATTTAAAATTGCTTGAGCTATCGAAAGTGCTTCTGTACCTTCCCTCCAAGCTTTAAATGCTGCATTTACTTTATTCACAAGCATCAACGTACCAATGCTACCAGCTAAACCTGCAAGCAGCGGTGCATAAGGTTTTAACGTATCATACAATGTTTTAACTGTCTTTATCATTGGCGGAATCATTTCAGCAAACTTAGATAAAGCCGCTTCCATCTTTGCACCTTTATCAGCAATGATTTCACTAATACTTCCAAAGCCCGCACTTTTTAAACCTTCGTCAATTTTAGTAACAACATTGGCCACGCCACGAACGATCGCAGTTTTCATGTTAGCCAATCCGGTTTTAATACCTGCAGTAGAGTCTTTAGCAATCTGTTCTAATGATTTAAGACCTCCTCCGCCTTCTTTATTCAATTTAATTAGAGAGTCTTGAAATTCTTCAACTGAAATTGAACCATCAGAGAGACCTTCTTTCATCTGACCAGCAGTTAACCCCATTTGTTTCGCTAAAGCATTCAACGCTGGACCCAAACCACTGTTAATCATTGAGTTCCAAGTTTGCGCATCTACTTTACCATTTGAGAACGATTGGGACAGCTGGATAATAGCATTGTCTATCATCTCTGCAGACCCACCAAAGCCGAGGATACCATTATTTAAAGCTGCGAAAATCTGTTCTGATTTTCCTAAGTCATTTGTAGACGAAGCAATTAATTGAACACCTTTAATTGCGCTGTCTAAAGGTGTAGGTAACCCTTGGATACTCTTCTTTAAGCTATCCATTGTCTTTGATGTTTCACCAGCTGAAAAACCCATATTTTCAAATACACGGTTTGCGTTATTTAACGTATCCACGCGATTAATGGCCCCATCGATGTTGCTGGTAATCAGCCCAATTCCTTTTGAAATAATTTTAGTTGCTCCGCTGGCTAAAAAGTTACCAACAAATGACGTCCAAATAGATCCAAGAGAGCGGCCGCCTTTTTGTCCTGTTCTGTCAACCTCTCCATCAAAACCTTGCAACTTTTTTACTGCCGAATTTAGACCTTGGGAGAATCCTGATTCATCTAGTATCATTTTTAAGACTAAGTCTTCATTGTTCAATAAGTACCCCCTCCCTTCTTAGAACATTGTGTGTTCATCAAGGAATTTAAGCTCTTCAAATTCTTTAACAGCATCTCTGAACGCATAAAGCTTCATAAGTTCGTTCAAGTCTGTATTCTCAATTTCGTTTAGTGTCCACCCATTTTCAAGCAACGTAATTTTTAATTCTGCTTCTCGGTACTGTGGACTAAATTTAAAATGAGGATGATAAAGGAGATCTGTTACTTTTTTTTCTGATCAGAATAAACTGCATCATAACCGCTAGAAACAGACCCTAATAGTTGCCCCGTAATTTTTAAGATTTCACGTGCATCCATTCCGTCAAGAAATTCTTGGCCCGTAAATTGACCTTCAAAAATAACTTTTGCGATAAAATCATAACACTTACGCAAGACAGGCCGAATTTCCTCCATGTCGTTTGTTTTGACGATTTCTTCTAGTTCTACTTGTAATTCTGTTGCATCTTCCATAACAGATCCTGGTAACATTTCAGCGGATTTGAATTGTTTAGTGGTGAAATTGCCTTCTTCATCTTTCAAGTAAAGTTTAATTGTCGTTTGTAATTTGCTTGCCATTTTTTTATTCCTCCATATAAATAGGACGACACTTGGCCGTCCTTAAATTTTATTATGCATTAACTGTTACGCTGCATTCAGCTTTATGGTTGCCATCTTCAGTAGTGACAACAACAGTTGTGGTTCCTGCTGTTACTGCTGTAACTTTTCCTTGCACAGGTGTTACTGTTGCAATTGAAGTATCATTTGATTTGAATGAATAGTTTTTGTTTGTTGCGTTTTCAGGTGCAATTGTTGGCGTTAGAGTTGCAGTTTCACCAACCGTTAGAACTAATTCCGTTTTATCTAAAGTTACACCACTGACAGGATTTGTAGACTCTTCACGTGGATTAGTAACCTTAGTAAACCAATTTTTGATCATATCTAAGTCAACACCATCATCGTCTTCATCGACTGAATACATGTATCCGACACCAGGCACATCAACAAATGAACCTGTCCATTCTGGATGAGTGTAAGATACTGAACTACCTTCTAGAGTTGATGATTCATCAGAAGTCAATGCAAATTTTCCTTTATAAAAAATTGTGTAGCGATATTTACCATTTGATTTACGACGGCGATAAGCAAATGCTCCATCTGGTGCAATATCATCTGCGGATCGTAAAACACCGCCTTTCAATTTTTCACCACCCGTAATTTCAGCTAAAACTTCATTCTGGTATCCATTTGTTTCCAAAGTAACTTCTGCACCACCAAATGCAACGTACTGATCTTGAACTACACTATCGCCATAGTCAGGCGTTGTTTCTGTTGTAACATCTGGTTTGATACTTACAGCAGTACCGATTGTAATTGGCGCTCCGTAAACTGGAAAAGCACCCGTTTCGTCTGTTAGTGGGAACCAGGTTGGTTTCTCCACAGAAATGACACTTACATTTTTTTTAACTGCCATCTATTCTTCACTCCATTCGATTAATTGAGGAAAAGCAACATTAAAATTAATATGTTGAATTCCATCTGTTTTAAATGCTTGATAATCTTCTGGAAATAGTTCGTTTCCATCTAGATTTAAGACATTAAAAAAAGCCCCACAGCTTTCTGTCAGACTTGTTACTAATTGTTTATTTTTCTTACTATCAACTAACGCAATATCAACGTTATATGCTTTATTCTGAACGTTTTGACCAACGTTATCAGTCATGCTTTCTTCTACGCTTAAAACAAAATAAAACGGTTCTGATGATTGCATCACATCATCAAGATAGATAGGTGCATCCGAGAACTGTTTTATTTTGCTAGTAAGCATTTTTAAAAGTTTATCGTACATACCCTATCCTTTCTTAGCGATGACAATCGCCATTTGTTTAAACCGTTTTGGAATATAAGTTGCATGAGCTAATTTATAAGACTTTTGCAACATGAATCGCCCTTTTACAAATCCACCATTCTTAGTTCGGTGCCCATCGTTTACATATTTAAAATATTTTTCATTGTTAATTAAGGCGCCAACAATTCTACCACTTGATGTTTTTCTAGCTTTAATGATTCTGTATCCACGTCTTAAATCACCTGTTTTAATCGGCGTAATAGGTACAATTAACTGATAAATCTTCGCTAAGGAATCATTGACCATCGCAATACCTTCTTTTTCAGCAATTGGTGTCATTTTCTTTAAATTAGCAATAACTTTGTCAGCATTCGAGGTCATTCTAAAATCACTTTTACTCATCGATTGCACTTCCTGTCAATGTCACTTCGATGTGACTTGGATAGTTAAAGGGTTTCTTTGCAAATAAAATATGCTTTTGACCTGTACTTTGAATGACAGTGATTCTGTCGGCCTTTTTCACATCTACTTCAGGCATTAAGAATAATTTTTGATCTTCGTAAGTGATATTAAAGGTACCTTTGTTTTCAACAACTGGTAAGCTTCCAGCGCTACCCAGACCACTTTGAGACAGTGCGCATTTTAACTTCCCATCATGAATTGGTGAATAACCTTGTTCCGTAATACCTGTTTCAGGATTTTCGATATCACCCATTCTTTCAATAACACAAGTATCAAGATAGGTCATTGCCAAAACATCCGCTTCATTCAATAGAACAACACCCCACTATCACAGCCAATTAAACGTTTAATAGTGTCGCTGTAATTGCCAAGCAACGCTGTTATACTCTGCTGCGTAGTTGCATAGCTAATAGATGTATCACCGCGCTTAATGCTAGTTACAGCTTGTTCCGTTTCACTTTTAAGTGACTGATATAGAATTTCAATTACAAGCGAGGTAAGTAAATCCCAATCAATTTCAATCTTACATGTATTGTAAGATCCGATTTCCAAAAGAACTAGGTCTAAGACAGACGAAATACGCTCTTTTGAAACATTAGGTAGCATTTTTGAAACCTTTTCTATAATTACTTTTTTTTGTTCGTCTGTCATATAATCACCTAAATTTCTGTTAAATCTGCAGCTTCTTCTAAAATTGCAATAGCTTTTTTATCAGAAACACTCACTTCGATTTTTCCGTCAACTGCTGTAATAAATTTACGTGTTTCAGGATGAACAAAACCAACGAAATTTTTATTTTTTAAAACTTTGAATGTTTTTGTTTCAGGTTTCACTTCTTCAGTTACTTCTTTTGTCTCTTCGATTACTTCTTCTTTGACCTCTGACTTTTTAACCATAATTATTCTCCTTTACTTTTTAATTATTCACCTGGTGCTGCAGTTGCAAGGTTTAAGATTGCCCCTGAATTTGAAGCGTTGTATTCAATCGTGTATTCACCAACTAAACCAATACGTTTTGAATCAGTTGTTTTAGCTAATTCCTCTGCACGCCATTCACGTAACGGACGTAGCTCCACATAGTTTGTATCTAATGCAATCATTGTTCCACTTGGCAGTGACGGCTCAATTAAAGCTGTCCCTGATCCATAATTTGAAACAATTTTCCCTAGTTGCAATCCAAAAGCTACTTGATCTCCAAAGTTAAACACTTTAGTGCCCGCTTTATCAACTTCATCGGTCATTAAATCAACCATATCAGTCGAAACTAGACATAGCTTTTCACCTGCATAACCTTTGTCAAACATAGTTTTAAACATTTTATCTACATCTTTACGTGTTACTGCATCAGCTGCAGACGTTTTAACTAAGTTATCAGAGTTGATTAAGTTAATTACACCAGCCATTTGACGCCCTTTAGCACCATTTTCATCAGCTTTTACACCAATTAATAGCTTTTTGTTCAAATCTAACTTCATTTCTAGCGCACGTTGAGAGACTTGGTTAGCTAATTCACTACCTACGCCATTAACATTAATTGCATCTAATGTTCCTGAAACAGAAGTAGATTTTCGGAAAATTTCGGTGTAGTTACTGAACCATTTACGCCCTGAATCTGCATCTTTGTATTCTCCACCTTCTAATTGTGCAGATGAATCTTCTCCATCAAGTTCTGATTCACGCCATTTGATCTCCGTAGAAGTTGCTGGGCTAGTTTTACCAGCTCCTAATAACCAGCTTAGAAACGGTGTTGACGGACGTTGTAATGCATTTACCTCTTGTGAAATATCTAAGTATTCTAGATTATTTACTGTAGTTTTTTTCATTTATAAATTCCTCCTAATTAAATGCTTGTAATTTTTGACCTAATGCTTCTTTAGGATTTTCAATCGGCTGAGTTGACTGATTCACATCAGTCGCATTAGTTTGTTGCTTATTACCGAATGCTTTTGTCATTTCCATGTTTTTAATTGCTTCAGCATGCTTTTCATTGATGGTGCTTAAAACACCTGTGAATGACTCTACAGCCTTTTGTGTGAACTCTGTATCTGAACTAACTAAAGTGTTCAACATGAACTGGGAAACTGAATCTTTTAATTCTTTGTCAAGCTCTAACCCCGCGATTTGTTCAGCAACAAAAGCTTTATTTTCGTTCGAACGGCTCTTAGCTTTCTCTGCTTCAAACTCTGCTTTTAATTTCTCAAGTTCTAGCTGTTCTGGTGTTTTGTTCTTTTTAGCTTCTTCATATTGCTTCACAGCTTCCTGTTTTAGCTTATCAAGGTTATTCTGTTTCCACGATTCTAACTGTTTATCTGCAGCACTTTGTGATTGAGATTGAATGAATTTCTGTGCATCTTCATTCGATTCGACAAATGCTTTAAAATCATCAATAGTGAACTCTGGTTCATTTCCCCCACCATCAGCAAACATCTGCAAATTCATTGGTAATAATTTTTTTGTTTTCATTTTGTTTCTCCTTTCGCCCCACGATTCGTTTGCACGCCCCGCATTGCTTTAGATTATTTATTGCGCCCCGCCATTCAATCAAGCCCAGCATTGCGCTAGTTTAGTGTCATTTCGGACAAAAGAAAAAGCCGTTAAAACGACTCAATTTTTAAACCTTTGTAAATGTTTAATAATTTAGGAAACTGAATAGCAATCCAATCCACGACTTCTTCATTTCTTGGCCATTCAGCGTTATGATCAAGCCCTGATTCAAACAAGATAGCATGGATAATTTCATGGCGAATAGTTCTATTTTCGTATACACTCATTTCTTGAAAGTTATCTGGATCTCCATTATCTAAATGAGCAACAAAAATTTCTTTGGTCGTAAAATCAGTGACACCGTCTGCACCGCGCATAAAAGGCTTGTCTACTTCTGTTGTCTCTTTATAAATTGTGTACTCTACGCCTAATACATTAACTTTTGCTTTTTCTTTCATTACTATTTTCCTTTCTCAAATACTCTTCATAATCACTATCTAAATAATCATAGGGATCCATCTAATCACTCCCAATTCTTATGGACCAGTTCAGCGCCTAGCATTTGATAATCAGTGACAGCATCTTTTACATTTTGTAGAGTCCTAGACACAATCGAAATAGTTAATTTACTTTTTTTACCTGGTAATGAATACAAAATATCGACGTGACAATAATTACCGCCCCAAACTAATTCAAGCTCATCTTTGACGATATTACCGTTGCCGTCTCTCAAAGTGTGTTTGGTTAAGTATCGTTCGTTTTCTTGTTCAAAAGCTTTTTTATAGGCTTTTTCTGTACCATTGGTTACTTCTAGATTTAATACTGCTTCGAATAATCCTTTCATGATATCACCTCCAATTTAGGGTATAAAAATAGCACTCAAAGTTATCCTTTAAGTGCTTAGTAAAGTCTGCTATGGTAATCTGACGGGACGTGGACCAATTTATTTTCTTTAATATGCTCATCAATGAATTTCGCTAATTTTTTAGCACCTTGAATAGAAAAATCGAAGTCATCACTCTTTGTTACATCGATATATTCATATATTGGAAACTCATCATGAAAATGTTGTTCATACTTTTTAATTGCAGCATCAATAATAGACCATGCACCCTCTTCGCAACTGAACATTTATTTCACCGCCTTTAAGATGTCATCTAACATATTTTCCCATATTTTCGATGCTGTTGGAAAGACTTCGTACATCATTTTTTTAGCTTCTTTGTTAACAACGGTTTCAGTCATATGAGCAAAAAATTCTGTTTCTTGCATTCCGTATGCTTTCCAGTATTTAGTTCCGTGCCCAAATCCTAACGGGTGATCTATAAAACCACCTGTGGATTCCATCATATCTGACAATGCAGAGTATGCTTTCGGAGATATTTCAGATAGTTTCTTATATTTTCTAACTATAGCACTTTGATCAAAAACAGAAAGTTTTTTTAGATTTTTGACTTGTTGATAATTATCTCCATTTGCTTCTTTTAAATCATTATTGAAAACGTTTAATAAATCTTTTTTTATCGCATTTTTTAATTTATATTCTGGCATTACAGATATGCGATCAAAATCACTGTCTAACATTTCCACACCGATATTATCTATAGCATGACCCAGTTCATGAAATACTACTTGCATTTGAGTTTTATTTTTAGTGCCGTCAAACGCTTCTTTTGATAATTGTATATCATTACCATTAACAAAGCTTTTTGATTCTGAAATGTCTTTAAAACTGAAGCGATTCCCTAAACGATTTAGCAGTTCTTTAATTTGAGTATTATCTATAGAATCTAAACTTTCTATAAACTTCAAATAGTTCTCTTCACCAATTGATTTTGCCATATTTGTTTTATCAAAGATACTAGTTTTTATAGACACTTGCGGATGATTCAACTTAACACCCCACTGATCACTTGCGAATTCGTCTAACAGATCACCGAACATTTCTTCATACAAAGCGTCAATATCATCGCTTATTTCTGGAATTCTTGGTATTTCTGTGCATCTGCACAATGTGTGGTATGGAGGATGTTCATTTTTAATTAATTGGCCATGAAATCCGCCACAAATGGTACAAACTCGTTCATCTTCTGCAGACCAACTTTCTGATTCTTTAACGTTAGCTCCTCTAAATGATTCTCTAATCCCCTCTACAGCAAAATGGGAATATTCCGTTCTGACAAGATTTTCAATCGATCTATTAAACTTTCCCTGCTCTAACTTAAACATGCCGCTAATAACACCATCGTTTCTCATCGTTCTAAGAGCTTCTAAAACACCTTCGCCACTTGCTAAAGAATTAATAATAGAATTACTTAGACGTTGCTCTAAACTTGAAATATTGCCCCACAAGCGAGATGAAAAAGTTTTGCCGCTCCATGGATAATTCAGAATGTTTTCCAGCTCTTTTTTTGATAAACCAGAAGCAGAGCCGCCTAATAATTGCATCAACGCATTAGAATTAGAATTGTAGATTCGTTTTGTAATGTTTTCTAAGTCGTTATTAAATTTACCGTTAACGTCGCTTGCGATTGCTTCATCAGCTAGCGTTGAAAAGATATCTGCTCGTAATTGTAACAAACGATTAACTTTCGCATAGTCATAGGACGGAAAATATTCATCAATGAATTGCTTATAAGCTTCATCTGATTCCATCAACTTTTCATAGTTTTTTTCGATATACTTGCGGTACTTTTCTTGGTCTCGCTTGCTAAAGTCTTCTAGCATTTCACTTTGTGTGATGTCATGTAAATCCGCTTGTGACAATAGCTGTCGTTGAATTTTAACTAAAGCACGTTCAAAAACAGATTCTAGCTCACTAAGAGTTTTCTTCTCTAGTTTCAAACGTGCTTTGTCTTCTAATTCTCGGCGTTTTTCCCAATAACGTTCACTAGCCGTTATTTTCTTCTTCGTCATTATCCGCACCGCCTAGCTTGCCGTATTCCCCGCTTGGATAGTTTTGCCTTTGTTCTAAATTCATCATGTCCGCCTCGTAATCTGGATCTTTAACGAATGGAATTTGATTAATGATAGTACGTTTTGATACATAAGGTGCTAATTTAGGCAACGCCTCAGCAAGATATCCAATATCGGTTGGTAAACTACGACTAAATGTAAACACAATTTTAGAAACATCTACTTCTAATTTATCGTTAAATTTTATAAAAGCTGCCATCGTCTCTGCAACTTCTTTTAATCCTTCTTTGAAGTACTGTTCTTTCGTGTTTGTTTTGGCTTCTAGTGCTATTATTTGCCACTTGCGAGCTTCACCAGAGCTATTGGATTTAAATACTTCATCGTTGAAGTCGATTGACTTAGTGACTGTGTAGTAAAGCTTTTTCAGCTGATTAAGATGATACTCGTTGAAATCTTTGTTAATATCTTTCGTTACATAGCCAACCTTTGCTTGTGGATCCGGCAAATTAATGATGCCTAGCTGTTCCATCATCCTCTGTGCTTCTTCTTCGCCTAAACGAGACCCGCTAATCATCATATACGCTAATTTAAATTGCTCTACCTCGTTTTGCTGGTCTGACAGGCTTCTATCAAATGCATCAGAAAGTTCCTCTGCTACTTCAAAATCGCAATAACGATTCGTGTTGTTTTTAAATTCTGATAGGTAGAATGTTTCTAGTGGATTATCAGTTTCTGATGTCAATTTAAATGTTTCAGCTGCATTCATTAAATTCGTTTCCACGTATCTGTTATACGTTAAGATTTTTTTCTTAGTAACAACTTTCATTTCTTCGAAAAATTTCTTTTGGTGTGTGTCATATTTCTCTCGAATGAAAATATCTGCATTCTCATATTTTTCGGCTCTCCATGGCTCAACATTGCATGCCCACAATTGCCACTCTCCCGCAGTTTCAACGGGTTCTAACAAACGAAAAGCAACCCCACAAGCGCCTTGATATCGTGCCGTGTCTGAATCCAACATTGCGAATCGCATTTCTTTAACTAATTCTGCTAGTCTATCGAATTCTTTAGGTATTTTTATCTTCGCGCTGACGTTGCCTAAAAATAAATCCTTTGTTTTTTGAATTAAGGACTTCCGTTGTTCAGTAATATCATAATCCCATTTAACTGGAATACCTGTGAAATGATCAGCTGCTTGATCAACAATGGTGTTGTATAAGCCAGCGTGAAGTTTATTATTCACTTTTATAATTTTTGTGTTTGGTTTAGGTCTGCTATCAATCTCATTTTCTTCACTTGTATAAGCTTTGTATTTACGCTCTCTGTCATTAAAAAATGGCTTCATCTCTGTTATAAAGTCATTTGGATCAAATAGCTCTTCGTTTATTTGCGTAGAATATTTCGTTCGTAATCTTTTATATCGACTCAATGTTAAATCACTTTGAAACAATCATTCCACCTCCTAAAATTTAATGAAACTTACGTTATTTTTCTCCATGTCTTCGCTAAAAGCGTATCTTGTTGCATCGATTGTGTGGTTATCTTTATCTTCAAGCCTTGGCTTAGGATTGCCATCTTTATCCGTCTGATAATCAATGTTTTCAAACTCTTTGGCTATATTTGGAGTTCTTAGTGGGTCGATACAAATAAAATCCAAATCATCCAACCATTCCTCTCCATACTGTACAGAGTCGGGTCCTTTTTTAACCCCAAATACGTGGCCCATTCCATGTTCATTGTTTAATTCTGCTATGGATTTAGGTTCTGCTGAATCCGATGCAATACGATCAGACTGATAACCTTTTGCTTTCGCCTTTTGGGCAAACTCACGATTACTGATTTTCACTCCGTAGATTTCATCAACAGCATAGATGCCATTCTTTTTCTTATCGTAGTGCCATCGTACGAATGCTAATGGATCAGTAGCATAACCGAAGTCAAGACCGTTTCTGATATTATCAAAGTTAGCAACCATTTCATCAGTTATACAGCCTTTCTCCACTTTTAAATTACTGAATGGAACGACTCCAGAACCGATTGCTTCACCATCGTATTCCCATCTAGCACGCAAAAGATTTCTATCTCTTGCTGCCTCCACTTCTTTCAAGAATTCTCTCGAAATAAAAGGATTATCTTTATAAGTAGAGTGATGAACAAATGTATTATCAGGTTGGAAACTAGATTCATATTTTTTGTTCACCCAAGATTGTCGACGTTTTGGCGGGTTGTAGCTGAAAAAGAATTTATAAAAAAGACCATTTCCTAATTCACCACGTAAAAGTGAATTGGTAATGGTCGTTACTTCATCTTCAGTTTTAAACTCGCCTAACTCCTCAATCCAGCCAATCGCAAACGGGAATCTACTATCTTTTAAAGACTTGATTCTTTCGGGATTTTGGGTACCTCTGAAAATCATATAATTCCCACGAGGTATGTATGTGATTCTCAACGGCGATTTATTAAATTTAAATAGATGTGTTACCCCTTGCTGTTCAATCGCCCACTTCATTTGCTCGTAGATTGATTGTTCTAATGTATTATCAACATATCGAATGCCAACCGCATTGACAGCATATCTCATAAGCAATTGAGTAATAATATGTGCAATATCTGATGATTTACCAGAACCACGTCCACCCTTACAAACAATATTCAGTATGTCTGAGTTAAGAGTTGCCCTCCATACCGAATGAAATTTTTTCGGTAATAATTCTGATAGTTTTTTCTTAACCATCATCATCACCGATGTCATCAACAAATACTGGCATTTCAGTAACTTCTATTTGTTGCTTGTCAGTGAACAGCGCATGACGTTTACCAAGTAATTCGGCTGCTTTAGTCCTCTCCTCCGTGCTAGGAGTATATTCATAGCTTTTCTGATGCGTAAATATTTCGCCTTCATCATTAGTTGTTTCTGTATTATAAACACCTTTCATTTTTTCACCACGCATGGTGCTAGTGAGATACTCTAGTACCTCTTGTGCATCTGCAACTCTTTCGCTCTGCATTTTTTCTAGCTGTTCATCAATATATCGCTTCACGTTAGCATCTGTTAGCAGTCTACTTGCATTCACTCTTGCTGTGGTGTCTTTTTTTATATTTGGATATGCAACCTTATATGCTCTCGTGCCATTCATATCAATTAGCCATTCATCAGCAAAAACCTGATGTTTTGGATTCTTTATCATGTTATTCACCTCCTAAACAATTTATATATTCAAAGCTATGCAATATCTGTGCATTTTTATTTACCTTTGTTATACTTTAAGTGGGTAGCGACTCCTTGCTTTGAATTTAGATTTTGCGATTAAAATTCTTTCAACAGTCTTTATATAACTACCCAGCCGTTAGAACCTATGCTCTAACGGTTTTTTTGTACAAAATAATCATTTTCTATAATACGAATATCTGGTATACTTCACTTGGGTAGCCCATCATCCTAAATGTATATTAAAAACCTACTTATGATTCTTCCCCAGAAGTAACATGAGTTATGCTACCCAGCCACTAGATCCCATAGCCTAGTGGTTTTTTATGTACAAAAAAAGACCATTCAAAGAATGATCTATTTTTCTTGATTATTGATAATAAAAAAGCGGATAAAATCTTTTCCAAATTTTGATATTTTCAATCTATCCTTTGCTTTAAGACTTATCTTACTTTTGCTAGTTAGACTTTTCAATTTTATTTTTCTTTTCCCAGACAAAGAATTTAATATGCTCTCTGTAGAATTTCTAATTTCCTCAATGGCAATTTGCATTTTTTTTATATCTTTTGCAAGCTTATCATCATATTCATTTTGCATTAAGCCTAACCGATATAAGTTCTCTCTAACTGCAACATATTGGTCGTAATTGATATCGAATGCTTCTAATAACTCTGTATAGTTATTGTATCCATCGATATCAGCAAATGTATTGGTTTTATAGGACAATTTAAGAACTGAAATATCTAAAATAGTCAGTTTATCAAGCGTATCAAAATATAAATAAGCCACATCAAAAGATGGATTATCCAAATTCAAAAATTCTGAATAACCATTAATCATAAATTCAATTTTTTCTGCTTGATTAGTAGATTCAATTTTCTTCATGACCATTTCAAATATTTCGTCTAAAACTTCCTTATTTTCTAAAGATTGTTTTTCAAATTTCTCCTTCAATTCTTCGTTTCTTCTACTGATTGCTTGAACCATAATCTCTAAGTTTCTTATTTTCTTATTCGTCCTAAACTCAGTTATAGCTCCCCCAATGCCCGGTATCAAACCAGCTCCGTAATCAATCAATATATCACCACCTTGCTTCACAATTTCATTTGTTAATAAAGGTAAAGCATTTTCTTTTAGAAAGTCTTTTCCCTGATCAGCTACTATTGACAAAACATTTTCAAATAAAAAATTTTTAACTGCATTTGCTTTCTCTCCCACAATCGTTATCCCCTTTACAAATTTATATATACAGAATAACTGATTATGCGAATAATAAAAAGACCGCACTCAGAAGTGCAGTCTCAGATAGGAGGGAAAATCTTAACCGTCATTCGATCGTAAAGGTAGTTACATTTGAATTATTGACGATATTTTTATTTAAGCAGCAAAAGCTACTTATTGACGTGACAGGAGTCGAACCTGCATGTACTTGATTGAAAACCAACCGCTCTCACCAATTGAGCTACACGCCATACCAGAAGGAGCTACCTCCTAGCAATTGCTAATAAATCAAATTAACCTTTACACACTCTCGTCAGAATGTTTTCCCATCAGGACGTAGCTTTCGCAGACTTTCACGGCTAAAATGATTATGTCACTGGCAAGGATTTGCACCTTGGTATGGTCTATATTCCACCACAGTGACCGATCAATCAAACACCAGCAAAAACAATTGATCAAGTTTATCCTAAACGTACCTAGCTGCTACTCTATGAGTTTAGGAATTGCTCTCGTGCGTAAGCAGCTGCCGCAGAGTTCTGGTTAGTGTCATATCTTCAGATGCTGGGCTAAAATACCGCGCCTAGCCTCGCTTACTACGCTTTACCTTGCGTAAGGTAGTTACTGCATCTCTAGTAACTATTTGTCACTTGCAAACCTGTAGAAAAAAAGAGAAGGCTCTTCACCTCCCCTCTAAGAGAACGTATCAGTTTGCGAGTGATAGTGTGATCAGTGTTAGCAACGAGATAATATTTATTTTTGATTTCCTTACACTTCTCACACTACTAATTTACCATGTGAAATAACCTCGATAGTGCACAAATAGTGCAAATTATATATCTAAATTTAATTCTTTTGCGATTTCTTCAAAAAATATTCTTTGTAATTCGAAGGCCTTTCTTCTACTACAAAATATTTTCCCTTGATCAATTAATCCTTGCATAGTGAATCTAGGCCGTTTTTTAAAATGAAGTTCTTGAATGATAGTGATGGTATCCTCACACGATTCACTAAGCACTTTGTCAATGATGCGTTTATTCCGTTCTAAGCTTGCTAGCCGCCGGTCTTGTTCAATCGTAATAAGTAAATTGGCAGCAGCTTCATTATTTCCGTGTGATCCTTTAATGCCACTGTTCAAATCACTTTCTCTAAATGGATAACGTAATTCTTCTTCGCGTTGCCGAATATAGTCATCGGTTTTATAATAGTCTCCTAAAATATCTTTGATATAGTTAAATGTTGACGTCCGCAACTAATCATCATCTCCTAAAATTAATTTAAGTTGTCTATCATGCAGATAGTCCATTGTTGCGATTAATTCTGCTGTATATGTTTCTATGTCTAGCGTGTCCATGTATCTAGGCTCAATTAATTCTTTTTGTTGATGAATTGCGTTTCTGATATCGTAACCAATTTTTTTCAATGAGTATGAGTATGTTTTTCTGTACTTATCTTGTAAAAAATCTTCTGCTTTTTCACTTAGCGATTTCATTTCTGCACCTCAATCGTTATCGGTCTACCGTATTTTAAAATTCTCCATTCGCCATCTTTTGTATTGGTTTTATTCATATGATTTCTTTCATCACGAGCTATCGTATAATCGAAAAATAAATCGGCTTGCTCTGCTCCATGTAAGTATTCAACATAAACGCCATCGACTTGCCTTCCTATGATATAAACTTCTGGATAACTCATACGCTGGAACCTCCTAAATATAGCCCTAATCCCAAAATAAACGAGCATGAAAGGAAATAAACGAGGTCACTGCTTGTTATGTCATTGCTATACACGAAATGGCTCACGGTTGCTTTTGCTACAAGAATCATTATTGCAATGCCACTAACTTTATTTATTACTCTTTTCCAGTTGCGTTTCATTTATTCACCATCCACCTTCACAGCAAACGGCCAATAGCGCTCATCAATTACTTTGATTTCTTGTTCAGTAAATTTCATGTCATCGAATTCATTGTTGTCTGCAATTGTTATTTCTCCGCAATCGTCCTTCATCAAATAAACTTCTAAATCCAGATGATTAAAATAAACAACTGGCAGCTTCACATAATACAATTGCTCTTTCTCGACTTCGTAGCCGTTAGCTAATGCATCAACAAATAAATTTCTATTCGACTTAAACCACAAAGAAAATTTATCATTTGGCATTGCTCTTGCGAAAGAAATTGCTGAATCAATAATATCAACTTTATCAGAACCTAGGCCTTCGCCTTCTTTGATAAAGTCATCAGCAGTTTTAGGTAATACAACTTTTTTCGGTTTGTCTAGTTGTTTTAGATCGTCTAGGATTTCTTTTCGTGCAACGCCATAACCTGCAATATACATTTCATTTAAAGAGGGGTTAACTGGAAAGGCGCTTATTTCATATGAGGGTGCGCCTTCCTTACTTTCCCACTTCTCAATCAATTCTTGTTTATTCATCGCTGTTCCTCCACTTCGTCAAATCCACAAATTAATGAATTCATGTTCCAAATGCCGCCGCCTTCAAGAGCAACTTTTCTTTTGTCTTTCTCAGGAAATTCAAGAATCAACCCATTCACTAATACTGTTTTTACTACTAAAAATTTGTCTGTGTATTGTGGAACTCCTTCACCGATATACTTTACTTTGTCTCCTGGTTGAATACTCATACTCATTCCGATACCTCCTAAAGCAAACCGCTGTCAATCAGCAATACTTCGCCGTCTTCTTCAATATTTTCTAATTTATTGAAAGCTTCTTCTGCGCCAGTCTTGTCACCCTCTTCAGTATGACTTTTAGCAAGCATTTTGAACGCTTCGTATTTATCAATTGTTTTGATTTCCTCGAAAAACTCTTTTTCGTCCTCTACGTCGCAAACAATATCCTTGTAAAGTTTTAAACATTGTTTTTCATCTTCAGCAGCGATTAATGCAAAATAAGGTTCTTTCATTTCATAAAATTTCATTTATTTTTCCTCCTGTTCCCAAACCCACTGGCTAAATGACTGTAATACTTGAGCTAATTCATCATCATTTAAATCACCATATGCATAAGCTACTTGCTTATACTTCATTTTTCCACCAGTAGTTGATAAAAATCCCATAATTTCGATAACTTCACGTAATCCGTTTAATTTGCATGATTCTTTCAACCAATCCAGCACAACCTGCTGATTTTCGCTGAATTCTGGTTTTGCCATTCTGACTAGCTCTTCCCCGATGTTACATACCGTTCCCCATTCTGGATACGTATCTTCAAATATTGGGTGTGTAAAATTCAAAGCTGTTTCCATAAGAATATTACCCATCTTTTCTAGCTCGCTCATTCTGTTCCCTCCAATAATTCTGGATTTTCGTAGACATTTCCGATGACTTCTTTATTTTCATATCCAGAATATTTGATAGTTTCTGAGTAATAAAAGCCGTCATTAAAACAAAATCTGCAGTCTTCATAAACAACTTTATCGATTTGTTCAAATCGTTCACCAGTTCCATAATTATTCACCGTGACCTTAACTATATCACCCTCAAAAATTTCAACGCCGTTCTTGTCTTTCAAGCCTGTTGATTGCATGAGAACATACTTATCAATCATTCCCCACATGCCATTTCCTAGATTGATAAGAGGCGCTATAAATCCTGTATCATCATCAATAGTCCATTCTACATTTTTATCTTCATCAGGATAATACATTATGTTTTCTTCTACTGAATAAGCTCTAAACTTCGGAATCATCTTCTTCACTCGCTTTCTAATCTACTGGCAATATCAGCAATAACTGGCACTGTTACACTATTTCCAGCTTGCTTATATAATTGACTATCATTGTTTACTTCTTTTGCTTTATCAAACGCCCAGTCAGGAAATCCTTGAAGCCGCCAACATTCACGAGGTGTTAGTTTACGAATTCGAATACTGTCTTTTAAAAAGTTATTTTCATGCCAACTATTAGATGTTACAGTTGGAGCAACTTTATATATACCTCCATCGTTATAACCACGAGATTTCTGAATAATAGCTACTCCATGTTTATCTTGTGCAGTTAACGTAAACATTTCTTCGCCATCATCTTTAAACCGTCTTCCGTTTTGTCTTTTTTCAAGTCTATCTGGTGTTAGTACAGGTATTGCTATTTTTTCTTCATGCTGTTCACGTTCAATAACATACGTTCCTGTTCCCTGAGCTTCGATTCTTGTTGTGAGTGTATTGGCGTAAATTTGTTGTCCTTGTAATTTAGTAAACGTTCTGTCGTTTTTTTTGAAAGGAAAAACTTTTCTGGTACGTTCTCCTCTAAGATGTCCGATAATGAATACTCGCTCCCTGTTCTGTGGTACGTAGTCTTTAGAGTTAAGCACTTGCCATTCCACATCATACCCGAGTTCATCCAAGGCTCTGAGGATTGTCTCGAACGTAGCCCCTCCTTCGTGGTTAAGCAATCCTTTGACGTTCTCAAGGAATAAATAGCGTGGTCTGAGAATAGATGCGAACCTTGCAATTTCAAAGAAGAGAGTTCCTCGAGTATCTTCAAAACCTTTTCGTTTTCCTGCAATCGAGAAAGCTTGGCACGGAAATCCTCCACAGATAACGTCAACACTTCCGATTCCCCGAATAAATTCATCTGATATTGTTGTGATGTCATGCATTTCCACCTCTCCTGTTGTGTCATGGGTTGCTTTATAACTAGTTCGTGCGAACTTGTCTATTTCGCAAAAACCAATGCATTCATGACCAGCTGATTCCATCCCTAAACGGAAACCGCCAATGCCTGCAAATAAGTCTAAAAATTTCATAATTTCAAAGGAGTAAAGAATTCTTTGTGGTCGACCAAACCTCCACTCCTTTCTATAAATTCACTGGCTCATTTTTATAACCAGCATCAATCAAAATTCCATCAATCACATAAAGGTCCGTTTTCTGCTTTAAACTAGCCTTAAATTTCTTCGCAATATTTCTAGCTGTTTCTAAAGAAACGACTTCATATGTTTTAGCCAATGCATCCGCAATTATTGCGGATGTTGGCGTATAATAAATCTCAAGCAAAATGAACACTCACTTTCTACGAGATTATTCTTCGATTTCTTCTTCATCATCTTCAACTGTCTTTTCAGGGAAAATGATGTTCTCTTTATTTTTGCTCCAAGAATCAGCAAACGGTGCAAAATGTTGGCGTGCAAGTTCAACTTGGTTGATTAGATTTTCAACTGAAACATCATGATCAGCTGCAATTTCTTCTAGCGCTTCCCCTTCATCGATTCGATGCAACACGCCACGAACGTTGATTGTTACTGATTCTGGCCATTCGATAGTCGTTGCTTTCTTGATGAATTCGTCAATGGTTTCTTTCGATACTTGCACAGCAACTTCTTCGACTTCTTGTACATCATCGCCCATTTCTAAAGAAGTTTGTTCTTCTTTTAGAACTTCAACTGTCCCGTCGTTATTTACAACGTATTCGACATTCGGTTTATTGGTCTGTTTGTTTACTGGTACCTTGTATTCCACTGTTTCTGGCTGAATGGTCACAGATACTGTTTTACCTAACAAAGCATCTAAATCGTCTTTTTTACCGACTAATGAGCCATTGCTGACGACTAATAACACTTCTGTATTTCCATTTCCTTTTGATGTAGCTTTCTTTAATTCTGGTCTGAAATTTACTTGTTTTGTCATTTTATTTTCCTACTTTCTTTTAATAATTAGTTGCATCTTTCCATTCGTAATCGAAATTATCGGTTATGAATGGTCTTTTTTCGTTTAAAGGCTTAGTTACACCTTGTGTGATCACTTTAAAATCTCTAGCACGAACAACAATCGCTTCAACTGGATGACCATATCTAAGGGCAAATAGACGAAAACGAAGCTTAACGGATTGGTCAATGCCATACACGCCAAAAGAGTTTTTTATATCAATGACATGTCTCCAACTTCCATCTAAGTTTTTTATGATGAAATCAGGTGAATAAGCTATCGCCGAAATTTTGCCTATACCATCCGCAGTTGGTGTAAGTTCAGTTAGTTTAAAACGCGGATGAACTTCAAAAGGTAACCCACAATTTTTGACAAACTTTGTATAAAAGTTAGCTTCCTTCTGGCTATCAAATGTGTAACCATCAATCGTGACTTTATTTCCTCGCTTATTCAGGGCTGTTGGTGATTGCATTGTTTTAACTCCCTTTCCTTGGTCGCAGTTTCCGCTCGAACTGCTTTTCCATCTTTATTGCATTCAGGACATGGAATAGGCGTTGCATAATTAAATCTATCTTTGCCCCAAATCACACGCTGATCTTGACATCTAACACACTTCATTCTCATTTAGCCCCTTTCATCCAAGCTTGATTACTTTTGGTAGCTTTTTCGGTCGGTTCCTTCTTATCAATCCGTTTAATAGATTTCCCTATATGTTTCTTCGGTTTTTCTGGCATTATGATGGCTTCCTTTACTTCTGAAACAGTTCCGCCAGATACGATTGTTGCAATAGCTGCTGTCTCTTTTTGCTCAAATAGCACAGCATCTTTCAAATTAGCTACTGGTCGACCATCTTTGCCAAGATAAGCTGAAATTTTCACTACATACGGCATTGAATGATCCCCCTTTCTATCGATTTGTTTTTAAGGCTTTAAAATGCGTTTTAAGCCGTTTTTCTTTCTTTATATCTATTTATATTCACTTGATTGTAAAACTGCTCTACGCTGAATATATTCGCTAAAAATAATATTTCAGATACCTGCTACTCGTTTGTCTGATGTACCCTCAATTTTCATCACAAAACCTTGTGAATTACTCATGATGCGAGAAAGGATTCTCTCACCATAAGCTTGGCTCATTTCTTTACCTGTTAAGTTCGTAGTAAAAATAGTTGCTTTATTCTGCCGAGCTTCTACAATGCGATTCAAGGTGTCGTTATTGAAGTTAGTACTTTTATTCCTATCATCAATTTGTTTAACTCCCAACTCGGCTCCTAAATCGTCCAGAACTACTAAATCTGCGCTTTTGATTTCTGCCATCAAACTACCTGTTATTGTCTTTCTGGCTTGCTCATCATTCATCGCAAATTTTAGCTGTTCTAAGAGTTCCGCATAGCTAATGAACAGGCAGCGTTTATCATAGTTTGATTTCTCCAACACTTCCCATGCCGTTGACATAGCTAAATGACTTTTACCAACACCGCTTTTTCCTGAAAGAATCATATGAATTGGTTTATTCAAAAGAATTTCAGTCGTGGCTCGATTGGCAATTTCGAAAGCAAGCTTGGTTTCTGTGTCTACTGTTTTGTAAGTTTTAAAACGACAATTAATTAAATTTTTGTCGGTGTAAAGCGAACTATATTTCAGATAATTAATCGCTCTGGCTTTCAAACTATCGTTAAACATTTTTTCTGTTTCGAGGTCTTCTGCTTTTTTGCGTGCT